TACACCTACGAAGACATCGACGAATATTATAAGGGGAATGTTGCGGACATCCTTCGTCTATGTCTGCACCATCTGCCTCGTGTCTCTGGCATTATCCAAGCTGATTGGATCGGGGTCGGTGGGGGCAGTGTTTACTGCCCTAATACTGTGGAGTATCGCTTTTCCACTAAAACTGGTCGTGATATTATCCTTGCTCCACATACTTACTATGACGAAATTTCTCCGAATGCTGTGGGCAGGATTGGCATTAATCTTGCTTCTGCACTTGGCACTTTTTTCGTAGGACCGAATGAAGCACATGCTCAGTGGGGTTCTAAACCTACAACTAACTGGTTTCAGTTTGCTCATCGTATTGCTCGGTGTAAGGTGCCTAGCGAAAAAGCACGTCCCCATATTCTGAAGCATATCAACAAATTTATTCGTGCTGGTAGTCTCCCTGCCCCTGAAGTAATCTATAGTACAATACCTGATAAATATAAATGTGAGATCAACGTGACGACTATTAAGGTTTGGCACATGATCTTCCAACTGAAACAGCGTCTACTCGATGCTATTGTCGTTAATGGAACAGTTGATTGCTACATCGATGGGAAACCTGCTTGTCATGAGGGGTTTGTAACTGTTTCCAATAACCCAGTAAAACTAGTAGATCGACTGACTTTTAGTAAAGCAAACTTCAATCTTAGTAAAAATTGGAAGCATGAAAAAGTTTAGTGCTTTTCTAAACGAAGCCCAACGATCCTTTGCAGCGAAGTCTGCAGAACAATTAAACCTTAAGCATATTGGTTACGGACGTTATGCCGACGCTTCGGGCAACGTAACCCATATGAGTAAAGACGGAAAGCTTGTAAAACTTACACCAGGACAAGACCCAGGAGTATCTCAGCAGAATGGAGGAGAAGAAACTGCAGATGGCTCGGGTCAGGTCGATAAAGGCTCAATATCTATTACATTTGGAAGATTTAATCCACCTACTATTGGTCATGAGCGTCTCATTGACAAAGTAGCAAAAGAGGCAAAAACCAGTGGAGGAGAGTATAGAATTTACCCCTCAAGGTCGCAGGATCCTAAAAAGAATCCCCTGGACCCAGGGACGAAAATTAAGTATATGCGGGCAGCGTATCCTGATCACTCTAACGCGATTGTCGATAGCGACGATATGCGTACTATATTTGATGTTCTTTCCGCCATCGATAATGACGGGTATAGCTCAGTTAATATTGTGGTGGGAGGCGACAGGGTATCTGAGTTCAATTCGCTCGCAACAAAATACAACGGAAAGTTATACACATTCGATGAGATCAAAGTAACATCTGCGGGTGGTCGTGATCCTGACGCTGAAGGTGTTGAAGGTATGTCTGCATCTAAGATGCGTAAGGCAGCGGTTGAAGATGATTATGATACCTTTGATAGTGGACTTACTAAAGCAATGTCAAACAAAGATAGGGAAGCACTCTATCTTACTCTTAGGCAGTCAATGAAAGTTAGTGAATCTCTTGAAGATTTTGCAGAAGCATCTTATGATCTCTTTGAGATTGCACCCAAGTTAGATCCCCAAGGTTTGCGTGAAGCATATTTTGAAGGTGGATTATTTGAGGTTGGATGTTTCGTTGAAAACGTCAATACAGGAATCATCTCTAAAGTTGTCAGTTGTGGTAGCAATTATGTCATCAGTATTGATGAGCATGATCATGTATTCCGTACATGGTTGAAGGACTTGGTAGAAAGAAATGATATCAAATTCTTTGACTATACCCCTGCAGGTCAAATGGGAACGGACGAGTTAACAAACTATATGAAAAGATTAACTCCTGGTGAGTTCCTGAAGAAGATAAATAAAAAGGACAAGGTTGCTAAGTAAAATGAATCTCAACGAATTACCTGATATGTCAGATGCACTTAAACAAGTGCAAGAAAAATCTGGATACTCAAAGGGCGGTAAACTGGATCCCGTTGGCAAGGAAGATTCCGATGTCAACAATGATGGGAAGGTAGACAGTAGTGATTCTTATCTTAAGAACCGAAGAAAGACTGTAAAGGCAGCAATTGCTAAGGAAGCAGTTGAAACTCTCGCTGAGATGATGCCTATCGGTATGATGAGAAATATGACGGGCATGAATAAAGCTCAGTTGGGTGTTACCAAGGGTGGTAGCAATCCTCTTGGACTTACTGGCGGTAAAACTAGTGCTGGTGGTGGATTGACATTTACTAATAATGCTCGTTTGTTGGCAAGAAGTCCTGCCCAATATACTAGAGGATCTATTCCTGCTAAGAAGTCCAAAGGCGGTAAGGTAAAAGCCCGTAAGGAAGCGTTGGAGTATCTTGATAACAACGTTGATGAGATTCTGGAATGGTTTGACGCTGAAGGTGTAGATGTTGAGGCACTGACCGAAGAGCAACTGCAAGAAATCCTTGGCGGTCTTGTTGGTGGACTCATGAACAAGGGTAAGAAAGGCGGATTCATGAAGGGTGCTACCAAAGGTATTGGTGGTCTTGCTGGCATGGCACTTGGTAAGTCTGGCAATGGTCTGCTGGGTTTCTCCAAGGGCGGTAAAGTCAAGAAGAAGGGATATAAGAAAGAAGCATTTGCATTCTCCGAAGAGGAAGAAGCATTGCTGGAAGAGCATGGTGCTGAAATTGATGAACTTACTGAAGAGCAACTGATTGACTTCTTTGTGGAAGCAATCGAAGATCTTGCTATTGATGAAGAAGATCTGCTTGAGATCTGTGAGGCACTTGAGGAAGTAGAACTTCTGGATGAAGCAAGTGACAAGTATTATGATTCTGCGGTCAAGGCATCCAAAGATGCTGCTAAGAGACAGCGCCCCTCTCGTGTTGAGCGTATGAAGGGTGCTGCTAAGGCAGCAGGTGCTAAACTCAAGGCAGGTGTTAAGAGCACTGCTAAGAGAGCAATTGGTGCAGGTGCTCGTGCTGCTGGTCATGCTAAGGGTGAGTTTGAAGCACAGCGTATTAAGTCCAAGCGTGCTGCAATGGAGAGAACTCCTGCTAAGAAGAAGGAGAAGAAAGATGATGACGACGGTACAGGCGGCAAGTTAGACGCTCTGCTGAAGGATACCAGAGGCACCTCCAGCAGCTCCTCCTCCTCCTCTGGTGGTGGCGGGGAAAGAGATGCGGGATCTGAAGCAAGAGAGCGCATGAAGTCTAAGAAGAAGGGTCCTGGTCTTCTCAGAAGAATCGGTAGTGCAGTCAAGAGTGGTCTGAAGAAAGCAGTTGGTAAGACTGCTCGTGCAGTATCTGGTGGTAGTGACAAACTTGCTAAGCGCATGGGTGAGTCTTACGATCAGATTGCTCATCTGTATGAGTCTGGTCTCTTCTCTCTGGAAGAGATTGAGAACGTATTCCAGATTGATGAAAAATCTTGCGGTGGTTACTCTAAGGGTGGCGAAGTAAACATTCGTGGTAACAACTCCGCTGAGCAGAAGAAGCGCCTTGAGAAGAAGCGTGGCATGAAGCTCGACGACCATCCTCAATTCAAAAAGGAGGAAAAGTGATGTTAAGTTTTAAACAACTTTCAGAAAAGAAAACTAAAATCAAAATCAATCCTCGTAAAGAGGAAATGATGGAGAAGATGAAATGTAATCACGGTGAAGATTGTGATTGTATGAAATGTGAAAAGAAGCGTCGTAGTGAAGACGTGAATGATGGTCCTGATATTGCCACAGAGGCAGCGAAAAAGAAAGACGATTCTTATCTGGAGACAGATTTTAAGAAGCGTCAGAAGAATAATGAGAAAGCTCGTAAGGATCTTATGAAAGGTCCTCAAATGAAAAACCCCCACTTTGAATCTACGGAGGATGCTTATGTCAGTCAAGAAGAAGTTTCAGAAGAAAGCACAGAAGAAATCGCAGAAACTGAAACCTTCTTGACCTTTGGACAGTATCAACATGCACTGACTCTTGACGAAGAGCAACTGAATGAGTTCCTCAAAGGACTCTTTGGTGGTGGCGGTAGCAAACCTGCTTCCAGCAGCAGTGGTCAAATGCCTAGTCATGCTGGTCTTGCTTCTAAACTTGGTCAACGTCGTCAAATGATGAATAAGTTGATGGGCAAACAAGACACTAAAGTTCTTGGTTTCTCCAAAGGTGGTAAGGTCAAGAAAGAAGAAGTAGAAGATCTCGAAGAGACTAAACTCGGAGATACTGCATACGCTAGAGCAAGAGATGCAGGTGCTCAGAGACGCCGCACTAAAGAATGGCATGTATAGACTTGCCACTGCACAACGCAGAACTGATGCTGACCTCGAAAGGCAAAAAGCAACCTATGATACTGGTGCTCATAAGGGCGATTTTGATCGTGCAAAAAGAGCAAAGGAAAGAAAGGAAGTCAAGGAGGGCAGAGCAGAAGACGCAAAAAAGTCTCTTGACGCTGTAAAAAAGCGTCAAGGTGTTCTCGATAATTACGAGAAGAAGACTGGTACAAAGCTCGACATCTCCAAGACACCTGAACATAAAGCACACAAACAAAACTTCCCTGGTGCTAAGCGCACTGGTAAGAAGGTGAAAGGTGCAAAGGAAACTCCTCTGGAAACACATAACAGAAGAGTGAATAAGTATAGTGAGCGTCTTCGCAAGTATGGTAAAACTACCAAACAGAAGCGTGACGATGATGCTATGTCGAAACAAACTTCGCGGTATGACTAACGAAGAACTAAAACATCTAGAGCAAGAAAAGTCTCATAAAGAACGTGACGCTCGCATGAAATATGGCAAGCGTTACAAAGAAGTTCTTAAGAGGCAGAAAGAAGCAAAGGATAAATTACATCATGAAACCAGAACCAAAGGTGTTCGTTTTTATGATAAGAAAGGTTCTGGTTATATGAAAGATGGTGTGAAAAAATACGATTGAACATATATAGATTAGACCCCTTTTGGTACTAATCATGTTTTCATTTCTACTCCCTCTCGCTGCAAAGGTAATCAGAGATGCCGTTAACCAGATTCCAGAAAACGAAGAACTCGGTGAAAAATTGGTTGAGATCTGTCTTGTTATCCTTGGTAAAGCGGTTAAGCTGACCAAGACTGATATGGATGATCAGCTTCTTGAAGTTGTCAAAAAGGCAATGGTTGCACGAGAAGGCGAATGATTTAAGGGGCGAAAGCCCCTTTTTTTATAAATAAATATACGGAATACAACGTCGGAGAAACAATGTCCTTATACGGAAGAGTTGACTCCACCGCCAACCAGACCGCTGTCGGTCGTACTATTGGTAACAGCGGTGGGTCTGTAACAAAAACTATCGTCTTTGTTGACGAAACAGAAGCAGGTCTTGCAGCAAATAAAGAGCGTGGTATCACTGCTCCTGGTTGGTGGGCATATCACACTTACACAGATTCTTCTGGTGCAACTCGCCACCGTGCAGAGCACCTGATGGTTCTCACGAATCCTGAGGCTAACGCTGACGAGACCCTGGCTGATGACACCATCGCAGCAGATGCAGCAAACACCATCACGCTCAGCACCAACAACACTGACAAGACTACTTCGTCTGGTGCGGCAACCTTCCTG